CAGTTACCACAACTGCTTATGCTGATGGAACAACAACCGTAATCGACGGAACTCCATCATATTCTTATGCTTATTCTAATAATGTTGAAGTATCTGATTCTTATGATTATTATTATGGTCGTGTAGATCAATTAGAAGTTCTTGACGGAATTAATGATGGTATCAATGGACTTCTGAATCACGAACCAACCGCAGGTAAGCAAAGATTAAGAGTATTTGAGAACAACAGATTCGTTCAGTCCTATAATGCTGACGGCTACATTGCCGATTCTAAGATCTTTGGTGGTGGATTTGAGTTTGATGTAACCAAAGGTTGGACTCTTGGTTTCCAGTATAATAAAATCAACATAAACCTCAATGGTGTTGACTCAAGCACACAACAGAACAAAGATCACTTCGGTGTATTCAGTGAAATTAGAGGAAATACACTCACTCTGAATACTAATGCTGCAATTGCAAATAGTAACTATAAGTACAATAGAACCGTAGAAGGTGTCTTTAATAATGCTGGTGAAACAACTGGTTCTGAGTGGTGGGTTTCTAATCGCTTATACTGGCATCTCAATAAATCAGTAAAACCATTTGTTGGTTATACTGTTCAAAATGTGAAGAGAAATGCTTACACTGAAACTGGTTCTATTCAGTCCGCAAGATCAGTTGAAGCACATAATCAAACCACTCATATTGGTGAAGTCGGTGTTAAAATGGAAACCAGATTTGGAGGTAAGAAAAACAATCTCTTTGGTGTCAGTGTAGAAGGTTCTTATGGAACTGATAGTTCTTATGATGTAACTGCTTCTGTAGATTATAAAGAAATGTTATTTGTTGAGGGTTCCCACGGAGTAAACAACGGAGTTACTAACAATTCTGTTGCTGCAAAAGTCAAGTTTAGGTTCTAAAAACCTAAATAAGAAGGACATCAATCACACGGACTGATGGAAAACAAAAGGGAAAAAGCTATGGGACAAGTGATTCGTATTGCAATTTTGAGTTGGTCTGCCGCACTTCTTACCGCTTCTTATGCTGGTATGCTTGCTAAGATGGATCCAACATTTATTGCAACCGTCTTTACTGCCTCCGCGGCTACTTTTGGAATTAATACCATGAAGAAAGGTGGAGAAGATGATGAAAAGAAAGAAGAGCCCAAAAGAGAAGAAGTGGTGGTTGAAGCTCCACCAGAACCACCTGCTCCAGTAACAGAAACTCCCGCTACAAGTCTTGAAGAAAGAGTTGAAGCACTAGAGGAAGGATTCGTTCAACCTCGCACAGGAGCATAATGTCTAAGTCTGCCAATAAAGGTAAGAAAGGTTCTTCTGGAGGTCAAAAGAACTCTAAGCAGAACCAAGGCAACGCTACTGCTAAAAAAGCTAAGAACGGCGGAAAGAAAAAGTAAATCATGAGGTATTATGCCGCGAGAGTGGAACACTCCAAAGAGGGAGTGTTGGAATGCTCCTATACATCAGATTCTCAAAGCAATAGATAATCACACCCGTCTTTGGATGGAGACGGGTGACTATTGGCATGAAGAACAATCCCAGATCTTGAGAAAGTATGTAATGGATTTGAAAGTCTGGATTCATAAACAAGAAGGATGGTGGGATGAATGAAAAAAGTCCTTACAATAATTGGGTTATTATCAACCTTTACTCTTCCAGTTAATGCGGAAAAAGTCATAAAGACTCAACCAACAGTTCCAGCATACAGCCTTGCAGCGATGGGTTGTATGATACTTAGAGAATGTACAGAAGGAGTAGAACAACTTACACCAGATTCTGCTGTACTTTTAGATAAATCTTTTGATCCATTCCGAGAAGAAATCAAAAGTATTTTAATTGCTCTTAACAAAGTTAAAGTTCCTGTCTATTTGGCAGCACCAAGATACTTTACTCCAAGAACTGTTGGTATCTACAAACCAAAATATAATCGTTTCTTTGTCAACGAAGAACTCCTCAAAGATCCCAGAGAGTTTCTAGGGACAATGAGACACGAAGGATGGCATGTCGTACAAGATTGTATGGGCGGCGGAATTGAAACATCTTTCATGGCACAAGTTCATCAGGATTCGGAGATTCCATCTTGGGTGATGAAGACCACAAGATTGTCTTATGAAAGCATGGGTCAAAGTCGTGCTGTTCCTTGGGAAGCAGATGCTAACTGGGCAGAAGAACAATCAGGGCAAACTGCCAAATACCTTGAGATGTGTTTTAAAGCACCACTATGGGAACAGGTAAGACCAACTCCCATGACGATGGAGTGGTTGATTGGTTGTGGATGGATGAAACCACAAGAAGGTCATAAAGAATATACACCAAATAAGAAAGCAGATTATTGTGTAGAAGGTAAGTATTGATTACTTTGAGTGAAACTTCTTATATTGTTCTTTCTTTTGATTCTTCTGTTCTTTCTTCAGTAACTTATTGACTTTCTTGAGGGATTTACTTTTCTCAAACGCAAAGAATATCTGAAGTTCATAAGGGGTAAGGTCTCTATTCAAGAGTTTCTTACCCCTTACAAATATCTGTTGAACAATAGGTTTCATTTTACCTACCATCCATTCCACCAAAGATTTGCCAACAAGAGCCGCAGCAACAGAAGCAGTAGCAGTGGTGCCAGCAAGAATAACCTGCTCTTTAGGTGGGATGGGAACTTCCCCGACGATTGGTACTTCAATGACGGGCACTCCTAAATTAGTGTTTGTGGTATTTGTTTCCTTGATTATTTTGTCTTGTATAGATTCTTGAGGAACTTGAACCTGAGGTAAGACTGGTTGAGCATCAGGAAGTCCTCTAGTCTTTTCTTCCTTTTCTTCTTCTTGCTTTCTTTGTTCTGCTCTGACTGCAGCATCAAATTCTTCTTGAGTTGGAACATTAATCACAGGATACTTGATAGTTGTATCTGGCATATTGACGATAGGCATATCAATTTCAGGTATCACAGTTCGTTCTGATCTGCGAGTTACAGGAGGTTCTATTGTTGGAATGATAGGTGGAGGTTCACTTCTTATTTGGATTGGTTTGATTTCCATTTGCTACATCCTGTACTCGTGGATATTTCACAACAATATCAGCACATATTTTTGCATAAGGACTTTGTGGATGAAATGAAATTCCATTTTTCATTGCTTCACCACACTTCAATAATCTGACTAACTCAAAATCAAGTCTTGCCTTATCTGCTTCTGCTTGTTGTCTTGTAATTTCGGTCCTAGCTCTTGTTTTGCAAAGTTCTTGTAGTGATCCATCAAGGGGAATTGAAAATCCTGCGGAAAGACCAACATTTAATGAACCAGTTTGATAACTTCCTGGATCATTATTCATATTAGTATTATTATATCCGAAGGTTTGGAAGTTTAATGTTGGTCCCTGACAAGAAACACCAGCACCAAAAGTATTCAAAGCAAAAGGACCTTGAAGCACCTGAACTGCCTGGTTAGTTACATTACCAGTAGCAGATGCTGAAGGTCCTGCGATGTTAGTATTTGATGGTGCTTGTTCTGCTCTGGATCTATTTGATCCAGTCAAGGTCAACAGTAAAAGAAAGATTACTGTGTAAAGACTGATATGGTATTTGTTATAGAATCTTCTGTTGTTTTTCTGTCTATCCATGTTTCCTTTGCCACTCCAGGAGTCAGATAAGTCTCACTAAATTGGAATGGAGCACCTTGAGTTTGAATTGTGTAATTCATACCAGGAGCAGGAGTTCCTGGTATATTGATGTTGGTGCCAGTTACTGTGTAAGATGTTCCAGTAGAATACTCTATTTGCCTGATAGTTTCTACAACTTCAGTACGAGTTTTGGTCTCTGAGGTAATGGTCCCACTGGTAAAGTTGGGAGTTACGGGTCCAGCGTATGAGGGACTTATAACTCCCAAGACTGTAACCAGTCCGAGAGTTATGTGTCTCACTTGAATACGCTTAACTCAACGGTTCTTTGTGCTGTACCAGTTGATCCAGGACCACCAGCAGTTACGCTAGGAACACCAGTTCCACTTAGAGTGCCCGAAAGAGAACCTGCAGAACCACCTAACTGAGTAGTAGAGTTGCTATAAAGGTTGGGAGAAGCAATTGTTCCAGAAGCTGCCGACTGACTGGTAACATCAGTATCTGCAGTAATTGATGTTTCAGAGAAACTAAATGCTTGTCCGTTTGTGTTGATCGCATAAGAACCTGCTCCACCAACTCCTCCAAGAGTTGTTACATTAATGTTTGTGCCTGAGACTGCATATGAGGCACCGACTCTTTCTGATTGTACCGCTGCACCCTGAACGCTTAATTGAATAGAGTCAGTGATTTTTGATGTGATTTCACCAGCAAAAGCAGGAGTAGTAAGGAATAACGAAAAGATAAGTGCTAATCTTTTCATCGTTCTAGATTATTTGGGCAGCTTATTTATGGCATATAAGTTACTAAAGTTGTGGTGAGGTTTCCACTATTGTCTACATTTAATCTATATTTATTTCCATTTGGTGCAGTTAATACTACTGTAGAAACTCCAATAGTTACTCTACCAATACCATCTGGACCAGTAGAAGTTATGTTATCTCCAAAATTAAGTTCTCTTGCAACACCTTTTCTAACATTATTATCTAAAATTTCCAAACCACCGACAAGAGCAGTTACATTCGTAAGTTGACTTCCATCTCCAACAAATTGAGTTGCTGTAACTATTCCAGTTGAGGTAATATTTCTTACTTCTAAATGTTCTGTGGTTGTAATGCCAGTATTAACTACTCCACTGACATTGATTCTTGGAGATCCTGTTAAGTTTCTTGCGAGTGTAGAGATTCCTGCAGTACTTGCATAACTTGTGAGAGTAAATCCATCCCCAAATGTATTATATACTTCTTGAAAGTTGCTATTGATTTTGCCCATTGCAATTCGCAATGGATCGCCCTGACCATCATTAGGATTACTGCCTGTTTGGATCCCAAGTCTAGACATTAATTTTCCTCAGTCTTTCCCTATTTTTATATTTATTGATGATTATAACTACTAATAGAATGATTTCAAATCATGCAGTTCAACTTTCAATTTGGTAAAAAGAAACCAGATAAAAAACAACTCATTATAGTTGGAGTTGTTATATCTACACTTATAGCTGGCCTTTCACAATGCACAGGAGTTTCTGAAAATGGACTTTGGGACTTATTAGATGAACTTCAAAGAAAGTATCTCCCACAGGGTATTCTTAATGAGATTATACTACAAGATCCTGACAAAGTAAATCGTAGAGTTGAAAGAGATGTTGATAAGGCTATAAGAGATGTAACAAAAGAATATGATAGGATTATTGTAGAGTCGGATAGAAAATATAAACCACAATACCTTGAAGAAAAGAACGATGAGTCTTTATGTTACTCTGAGGATTGTAAGAAACTTGCACCACCTATGAGAATTTGTTCTCCAGTTTTTGAGGGAATTGATTGTTCTCGGAAACCTGAAGATAAATAAATAGAATTATAAAAGTACTTTTTATTGTATACAAATGGAAGGACAAGACATCAGAGGTCTCATTGAGGCCTATTCGCAAGTGTATGAGGCCCCTGAGGTTCTTAATGAAGAAGTAGAACAGATTGACGAAGCACCAATGACAGCGTTTCAGGCTGCTGGTGGAAATGCAAAATTAGCTCAACTTAATAAAAATAGATCTCCAAGAGCGGGTAGAGTAACTGCTGCGGATCTTGAAAAACAAGGACAAGATAATTTATTTAAAGCTGGTGGTGGTCAAGCCGCGATAGATAAAGGTCCAAAAAGGAATGCGGGTCGTGGTGGAATGAGACCCACTCTCACAAGACAAGATATTATTAATAAGGGTACTGTTGCTGCAGCAAAACCTGCAAAACCACAAGTATCAAATATTCCTCCTAAAGAGGGAACTGGAAAAGGAGGACCATCTGATATTAGAAGAGCCCCTACTCCTGCAGCACCTACAAAATCATCTGGTACTCCTGCTGCAAAACCACCTACAGCTGCTGCAAAACCTGCTCCAGCTCCTGCAAAACCCGCAGGATCTGCAATGGATCAGTGGGCTAAAGCAAATCCTAAACTCGCTGCTGCAAAGGCAGAAAGAGATCGCACAAGAGGAACTAGTGCAACCACTAATCCTCTTATGAAGGATATGAAGTCCTCTCTACCTGCACCTAAGGCTCCTGCACCATCAACCGCAAAGACGGGTTTTGATCTTGCTAAGAAGGGTGTAAATCTGGCTGCTGGTGTTGATATTTTTGATCTAGTCAAAGGTCATCTACTTGACGAAGGTTACGCAGAGACCGAAGAGAATGCACTCGTAATGATGTCAAACATGAGTGAAGAGTGGAGAGAGTCCATCATTATGGAACTCACTGGTGGTAAGGGTCATCCTGGTTACAAGGCTGGTTCAAAGGATCATGGTCCAATGGAAACCGGACATCCAGCCGATAGTGAAAAGAGAAAAGATAAAGGTGGTACAATGTCCATGAGACATGGACATCATCTTGGTGATATGGATGATGAGGACGAAGATGAAGATGATCTTGAATCTGTCGTTAAACAACAATCAAGAGATAGTAGAGAAAGAGTTAGAAAACCTTTGAGAGATAAGGTTAAGGCAGCAAGAAA